GGAGCTGCTAGTAAGCGCACCATACGCCCTCGCGCTGGTGTGATACAGGTTGGTGCTGCCTTCTGACAGGTCATCAGTGTCCTTTGTGCCAAGCCGTGTATCCCAGCGGGTGTCCGTATAGTATAGATTGCTGCTGCCTTCCGAAAGGTCATCAGTGGTGAAGCTAGACATCTCCGCAAACGCCAGGGACCCAAGGTCGCGGGTCTTAACCTCGCCGCTGCCATCAATAAAAAGGGCTGTATCCTCACTGGTGGTTGCACCAAGGCCGCTTGCGGTTACCGTTCCGGAAATGGCGGTGTTACCATTAGCCGCATCCACGGTAAACTTGTTGGTTGCAACAGCAAAGCTGCCCGTTGCATCAAGGGTTCCGTCAACGTTGACGTTCTGGTTGAAGTCCCATGAGTCAGTGGAATCTGTCCACAGTATGGTCTTGTCCGTGGCACCCTTAAGCGTGATGCCACCACCGTCTGCAGTGGTATCTGTGGGGGTTGCAACTGATCCAAGCTCAATGTTTTTGTCGTCAACGGAGACGGTTGTTGAGTTGACCGTTGTGGTTGTGCCGTTAACGGTAAGGTTCCCGGTGATGGTTACATCGTCAGGCAGGCCTATCTGAAGCTCATGCGTAGCGACGCCGCTTCCACCATCCGTAACCTCAACATTAATCTCATTTGCCGTCCCCTTGATCTTAACGGTATCAGATGACCCAACGTTAGCCGTTGATGGCGAGCTGGCATCGTCGGAAAGCACCCAGGTTGAAGCCGGGTCAGACCATGATCCGTCCTTCCTGAGAAATAGTCCTCCGTGGGTGGCGCTGCCGCCTGGGGTAAACCCTGCGGCGTAACTATTTGATGCACCCATTGAGGATGCGGAAATGGTTAAGGTCGGGGCTGTTACCGAGCCGCCTAGGTCAGTTTCCACAGACCCTCCGCCTAGGAACCTCAGCGGCACACCTGTTTCTATATCAGCAGTATCTCCAGAATCGTCCTTGGCTGTCCACTTGTCATAGTTGTCATAAGTGGCACTGCTGAATGCATTTGAGCCAAGCTCACGGGTCTCAATCTTATTGCCTACCCCATTAATAAACAGTGCCGTGGCTTCTGATGTGGTGTTTGCGGACAGCCCGTTAAGCTTAACCTCGCCCTCAATGGTGACCAGCTTGGCCTGGTCGATTGACATGGCCGTGGCATGGGCGTTTGCCGTTGACGAGGAGGAGCCAGCCGGGGCGGTGGTGAATATGATCGAACCGCCAGAACCCGTTCCTGTGCCCGCGCCTGAGCGTATGGTGAGGTTGTTGCCTGCGGTGTTTTCCCCGGCCTCGTCGAGAACCTTGATCTGGGATGCGTTGGAGCCAAAGTACAGGTCGCTTCCGGTTACAGTGATGTCGCCGGTTACGGAAAGATCATTGGCTACGGAGAGGTCGTTGCCTATGGTGACATCGCTGGGCAGACCAATGGTCAACGTGTGGGTATCTCCAGCGCTCGTGCCGCCAGAGGCCGCTGCAACCTCAACCTCATTGGCTGTCCCAAGGAACTGGACGGTATCAGAGTGCCCGACTACAGCAGTAACCGGCGTGCCCGCATCATCCTTAAGGGTCCATGTGGTGGACTCGTAATTGTCAGTGGGGTCAGCCCATGAGCCATCCTGCTTGAGGAACATTGTTCCCGTGGAGGAACCAGCGGGGACAAATCCAGCTGCATAGGAGTTGCCGCTACCCATTACATCGGCGCTGATAGTTAGCTTGCCCGTCGTAATGGCTGTGTTAATCGACCCGGTGCCTTCAAAGACAAAACTTCCGCTGGATGAATGCGAGGATACGTCAGTTGTTGCAGGGGTCGATTCGGCGTCAGACGCCACCCACTTGACGTAGTTGTCGTAGGTGTTTGCGAGCTCAATGGCTCCGCCGTTAAACTGGAGGTCCGAGCCAAGGTTAACGCCGATCTTCTTGGATCCTGCTGTCGCTCCCGTAAACTCAATACCTGCAGCCGTGTCGATGTCAGCAGTAATCTCAGGGTCCCAGCCTTCACCTGCTGTTCCGGCTACCGCAATACCATCCTTGCCGACAACATTATCAACGTAGTTACCAGTGGTATCCGTGCCGAGGGCTACTGAGTTGGCCTGGATGGTGGCGGCCCCAGTGTTACTTATTGCTATGTCACCTGAAAGCGTCTGGTTCTTCCACTTGGAGGCAGTGCTGTCATATACGAGGACCTGAGTGTCAGCAACGCTAGTGATCGTAACGTCATCCTGCTCAGCAAGCGTGTCCTCCTCAGCATGGAGGGCGGCAATGCGTGCATCAACAGCGCTAACAGTGGGGACTGCTGTATCTGATGCTGCCCATGTCTCACTGGAAAGAAGAACCGTATCTGCGTGCAGGTCACCAAAGACAATTGAAGCTGCCGAGATTGACGCAAGTCCGTCCTTGTCGATGCTTACGTCTCCCGTAAGTATCTGGTTCTCCCACTTGTTGGTTGTGTCGTCGTAAATTAACAGGTGGGCGTCAGTCGGGCTCGACTCAGTGACGTTGCCGATGTCACCAATAGTTGCGCTTGAGATTCTTGCGTCAGCCCTTGCGTCCGTGAAGTACAGGCTGCCTGTGCCTTCGCTAACAAAATCAGTATCAATGGCAAAGTTAACCCACTTGGACGAGGTTGAGTCGTACTTGAGCAAGTTGTTGTTTGCCAGTGTGCTCAGGTTAACATCGTCCTGCTCAGCAAGAGTGTCCTCCTCAGCGTGCAGGGCATCAATCCTAGCCTCAACGGCACCCGTCGTTGGGAGCATCGTATCATTTGATACCCATGTCTCGGTGGACAGCATGACCGAGTTGGGTGCCATGTGGCTGATTGTAAGGTCAGCGAGGGAAACAGCGCCGCTCGCCACTGAAAAATCAGCTGAGGCGAACGACGCTATCCCCTTGGCACTTGTCGAAGCGTCGTCAAGATCTAGCTTTGATTGTGCGATGGCAGCGCCACCAGAGACATCTGCGTTAACAATTACCCCTGATGAGATTGCGGCAACTCCGGATTTGCTTATCGATATATCACCGCTAATGGACTGATTCTTCCATTTTTCTACATTCCCTGAATCCTTGTCGTAGATAAGGAAGTCTGCATCAGCCAGGGTTGTCTCGGTGACATTGCCAATGCTGCCCAATGAAACCTCACTGCCATCCCACGCAAATGTAACTGTCTGGTTAGAGTGTGAAACATCTATGGCTGTAGAACCGTTTAGGACAAGCGTCTGAGAGTCAAGGTCCACAGCGCCCGTGGACCCTGTCGCTGTGCCGCCTTTTGCCGTGTCAAATTCCAGCCCCACCCCCGTGATCCCGGCATCAACGTACGACTTTACGGCAAGCGTTGTTGGCAGCTTGCTGTCTGTCGCCTGGCCCGTCCCCCCGATGCCCTCTCCTGCATCAGTTATTGACCCGCCAGCAAAATGACCAGTGGTGAGGTTGGCCAGCGTCACGTCACCAGCGTTACTTACACTAAAGTCATCAGTACTGAACTTTGCCACACCCACAGTTGAGGATGTAGCCAGTGCTGCAGACACTGTTACCTTTGAAGAGGACGAGTGGTCCACTGATATTGGGGCGGTGCCAGCAACCTCAACATCACTTGTAACAGAGTCGCTCCCCGTCAGTGTTATCTTTGTTGTGTTCGCCGGGACAGATACAGAGTAAGTCGTGTCTGCGTCCGCCCTCCATCCAGGGACGCCATTGCTGTTGGTCTTCCAGACAAGGCTGTCATCAGTTGAAGTTGTCCCGGGGACATACCCGTTTTTATTGACTGCGTTCTGCTCCCATTCATGGGTATTTAGCAGGGAGTCATGGTCTACCGTTGCTCCGAACTTAACCCAGACACTGGAGCTATTGTAAACATACAGCCTGTTCTCATCCTCAACCCACGCCGAGAACCCCTGATTGGGGCTGTAGAAATCCCACGAGGACCCGTTCCACTCAGTGATGTCGCCAGCATTCGATGCCCATGCACCAGTTGCACCGGATGCAATTATGTATCTGTCTCCGCTTGATGGGCTGGCCGGTGGGGTCGCGAGATCCTTATCCAGAACAGAGTCCTGCCAGTCAACCCCTTGTATCCCCGCCGAGATCTGGCTGCTTATCTTTTGCGCTGACCACAGGTCCGTGCTGCCTGTCGCACTGTCATTTATAACCCTGTGCTGGGCTAAGGCGTAGTTAGCAAGCTGGTTGTGGTCAATGTCAGCCTCATTGACCATGCTGGCATCAACATGGCCACCAGCGTCTAGCTTGATTGGCTTGCCAGCATCCGCAGCACCGGCACTTGTGTTGATGTGCTCAGTTTCCGTGAAGTACCTGGTGTCTAGGTTAACTGACGAAAATGTGCCGTTTGAGTTATCGTACGACTGGATGACCGAGCCGTTGGAATTACTAACTGTACCTATGGATGCCCTTGCCCTTGCGTCTGTGTGGTACAGGTTTGTGGGGTTGGAGCCAGCCTCCGGAAGGTCGTCAGCATTAACCTGGTTGGTGCCTGACCCGAAATCTATTAGCGTGTCATCAATGCTGTCTGCCTTAATTGTGACAGCGCCACTGGAAACATCAAAGTGGTCTCCACTGAACGACGCCACACCAAAATTGGTGTTGCTAGCCAGCTCGGCCCGTATCTCAAGGGTGCCAGCTGCCTGGGTGTACACGAGGTCAATCCCGGTGCCCTCGGTTAATAGCGCATCAACCCGGGCATCAACCCGGGCATCAGTAAAGTAAAGGTTGCTTGGGGAAGATGAAGCCTCAGGAACATCGTCAGTGGTAGCCGTGAAGTCTACCCACGAGGACGTGCTTGTGTCGTACTTCAGCAGGGACTTGTTAGGAATAGTTGCCGATATCGTGGTATCCGACAGGTCGGATATGGTAGTCACCGCATCGGCGGGCACCCACTTGGCAGAGGAACCTGTCCCTGTGTATTTGAGGTACTTGCCTGCGACAGCCCCTGTCTCATCAACGTTGCCAAGATCACCGAGTACATTATCGGTCAGGTCCTCCTGCAATAGATCAGATGCAACCCATGCCCCCGCCCCACTGGCTGCTGAAGCATCCCACTTAAGGAAGTACTGATCTGTGGGGGTTGTGGGTATGTCAGTATCAAGCAGTGTCTTGATCTGGTTGGGCGCAGCCGGGTGGGGATACCACTGTGAACTTGTGGAATTGTACGTGAGGACATCGTGTGCAGCAGGAGATGCTGAGCTTATCGATTTCCCGAGCAACTTGGCAGCATTCCAGTGGGGTTCACCTGACCCAACAGCAACATGACTTACTGTTGTATCTATGGTTACGTTGGAGCTCCAGTCCACCCCCGTCACGGAGCCCACGGCATCCCCGGTAAGGGTGATCGATCTCTGGGACGAGATCTTATTGGCGGAGGTTGCGGTGCCCGATAGCGCCCCAGTTAAGCCATTTGAAAAAATGGTGGGCTGGCTGAACGTGTTGGCAGCATCAACATAGGCTACATTGGATGGCAGCTTTGCCTGCGCCAAGACTCCTGAAATATTGTTAAGGTCAAGGTTTGCCTCAACCACGTCGAAGTAAAGGTTGCCACCCTGCGTGGTAAGGGAAACCTTTGTTGAGCCTGCGAGGATGTTCGTTAGGTCGGAAGAGGTAACGTAGTTGCCAATGGGAACCCACTTGAGGTAGGTCGAGTCAGGCGTGGCCAGGGCGTCATCCCACATGTACACCGAGGTTGATGTGCCGCCTCCTGATGTCCTGTTTCTGCGCCACAGGTACGACCTCCATTTACCTGTGGATAACGCATCAGGGACATTGGGCGAACCATCTGACCTGTCGTTGCTGACAACAAATGCTGACATCAGGATAATCTAATCTTGAGAGCCCCGTTAGTGTGATACATGGCACCAATCATGACCCCGCCAGCTGCGGCGGCAGTGTCATCTGCATAGTTACTGAGGCCATCAAACTGAACAAAGTTTCCAATCTTCTTCCACTTGAGATATGTGGCATCAGAGGTTGCCGTGTCGTCCCATATGTACAAGTTCACATCTGAGCCCGTGGTGTTTCGACGCCAAATCCTGTGCTTCCACTTGGTCGTGGCCGATGCATCGGGCACGTTAGGGGTGCCGTCGCTTTTATCATTGGAAACTAGGAGGCAGCTCATGTGATAATTGTTGTTATCGTTACGCCCTGGCAGTTCGATGTGGTTGTGGTCGTTGTCCCGTCGCAAGACGCTGACGTGGTTGACGCGCATCCGGACCCATTGATTGCGTCAGGCAACTCGGACCCAAGCGAGTACTTCATGGTCACCCGGTCCCTGGCATCAAGATACAGTCGTGATCGGTCAGCAAGGTATGAGGCCCAATAGGACTGGAACAGGTCCAGGTCACGGTCCACCTCCCTGCATATTTTTGCCTTAACAAAATTAGCCACAGCCTCAACAACGCTGTCATCAAAAGTTGTCACGTCTGTGTCTGCGAATGATTTCTTCAATCCATTGTAGAATATCTCCACCTTGTCGGTTGATGTTACCTGGGGGTATATGTAGAACTTACCCCCCTGAGGACTTATGGTTATCAGGTCATACCCAATGGTCGCCCCGCAGATCATGTCGTGACGATTTGACCACGGCCATTGCCTGATAGGTCGTCGTGAACACTCGGAGTTGCTGTCAGCGGATTCGCTTAAGTCATCCTGCCAGTCATAGGAGTACTGGCCGTCAACAAAGTAAGCGTCGAGCACCCTCATATCCCCCTCAAGCAGCCCCTCACTGGCCTTCTCTGCTTCAGCCAGGGGCTCGCTGTCCTTAATGGCTCCATTAAGGGAATAAGTGACCACGTTCCCTGCACGGTAAAACGGGATGTTGGACTGTATGTCCACCACCCCGTTGCGTATCTGACGATCAATAAAGGTTTGTACGTTCAGCCGGGTCGAATCAACGGTGAGAAGCTCGCGAACAGCCGCCTTGAAATCTAGCCACGTCATGCTACCGATAGATTACGGTATCACACACCTTGAACAAGCTATTTCCCCTTCCTGGTGCGTTTCCTTACCGGCGCAGGCTTCACTATGTCCTCGACAGTAAGCTCCTTATCTTTTTCACCAGAGGATTCCTGAGGAACGTTTTGCACAACTTCCGCACCCTCCCCCTCGATTGCGATTTGCTTGCTCCTCTGCTGCCTTGGTTGCGGTAAGGGCTTGAAGTCGCTGGTACTCGGGTGTTTTTTTTTAATTTCCCTGTCGTACTCCTCTTTTGACAGCTTGTAGATCCAATCCATGCCGTCCAGGGCATCCTGTTCCTCACTGTCTGAGGTTTCATAAATGCCCCACCAGACACCTGAATCAAACATGTAGGGGTCAAAAGCGAAAACTATATCACCGGACCTAATTGTTCGGTTACATCCTTTTACTTGGTAGTATTTTTTTGTTTGTCCGGGCATGTCTCTTGTTGGGTTGGGTTAGAGGGAGCGGGGTGAGGTTTTACCCCCACCCCGCAATGTTACCACCACAATGACCTTATGACCTAGCTAGCCAGCTCGCAGGCCGACTTAGTTAGCGTCGGGCATGCGTCGCTGAAGTTTTCGATCATGGCGTGACGGCTTGGGTCCCCCACCCGGACTTCAAATGTCTTGGAGTTCAAGACGTAATGGTTGACGTTGGGCTGGATAACACAGTTATACAGGTTATCTGCCACGTTGGTTTGGCGCTTAACGGAGCGTGTCTTGAGCACGTTGATGTCAATGTCACTCCAGTCAATCATCCACAACGCACGTGCCCGAGCCTTGTTGTTCGTGTCAAACGCTCCCAACTTATCGTCGAAGAACGGATCAGTGAACACAGCCAGCTGCACGCCCTGATCGGGCAGGTCGTAGATGTTGTACTCCAGAACGGTTACGCCGTTGTACTCGATCTTCTGACCCGGCTGGTAGAACAAGGTGCTAGAGGTCGAGTATTTGTCAGCGTAGTACTTCAGCATCAGGTCACGAATCTTGCTCGCCGTGAAGCGATCCGTCATCGCATCGATTACGTCGATAGATCCGCTGGTTGTCTCGCGGTGACGCTTCAGCGTGTAGCAGGTCTCCATGAGCGTATCCAGATTCAACGCTTGCCCAGCCGAGTCTGAGAGGCGTCCGCAGGAGTTCAGCTGCGAGCGGATGCCGAGGGTGTTGGCCTTGAACTCAAGGGCACAGTCGGTATCAGCAACATCAAACACCTGAGGAAGCTGCTGGTATGTTTCAACAGTCTGCTTCTCATTGATTCGATCACCATAGAACAGCGTGTTGTAAAACGCGTTCTCCATCATGAGCTCCTGCTGCTTCCGCTGTTGTGCCAACGGCAGTAGGCGGAACTTCTTAAGGAACTGAGAGGTCATCGGAGCCTCAAGGGCCTTGACGTACTCGTCGTTGTAAGCATGCGTCCAGCGGTATGTCTGGGCCCAGTACTCCACGAGCGTCAGGTCGTTGACGCTTGGCGGGTTGGTGCACCACGACTCATAGTCACTGACGGAGTTCGCCAGAATCATGAGCGTACCACCAGTTGGCTGGTAAACTGCCTTCTGTGCGGCTGTCATGGTGTTGTCCCAGTAACTGTCAGTTACATTGGGCTCAAGAACCACATTAGCAGTTGTTGCGGAAGCGGATGCGGCAGCCACGATCTTGTACTGGGCTGTGCCAGCAGCGTTCGAGTTAGCCGAATCCACGTACTCAACATTAACCAGCATTCCGGGAATGAAATACTTTTCAATGTCTTTCAGGTCTGACTTCCACGGCGAGCCGCCAACACCCACGGTTACTTCATAGGCACCCGAGTGCGTTGAAGTATGGGTGACAGTAGTCGTCGATGTTCCAGCAGAAATCTGGAAATAGTTTGCATTCACCACGTTCCGGCGAGGAACCAGGGTGAAAGGACTGATCACCGAAGGAGTGCCGCCGCCCTTGCTCTCATTGAGTGCTACGTGGCGGCTAAGGAGCAAATCCGTTAAAGCCCGCTCACGGACACCAGCAAGTCTGGCCTCCTTGGTTTGTGCAATGATGCGGTCCATGCCGACTTCTTTGAACTGCTGGTCCTCGAAGTCCTGCTTAGTAAACGCACGGATGCTTGCGCGGGTAAGCGTGCACCCCGTTGAGTCTTCCACGCTAATCAAGCGCGGGTCACAGTTATTAGTTGGGAATGTAGTTGGCATAATTATTAATTAACTATGCCAACCCTAAAATGGGCTGCGGAAAACCCAACCTAACCAGTTATATCAAAACAAAAAAAGGGGGCGGAAAATTAATTCCGCCCAGTGCTGGAAATATATTACCTCATCCCTAACGTCTGAAGCACGTCTGCCCCCATTGATCTGTTCTCTGGCGACGTGTCAGGGTCAGCATTGCCTGGGCCAACCGATGGGGTTGCTTTTGGTGGGTGAATAGGCTGAAGATCCTCCTGTGGAGGAACCTGACTGGACGCCGCTTTCGCCTCTTCAGCGGAAACTGGTCGCTGTTGTTTAACAAATCCATATTTCTCTGCTGCATCAAGCGTGGTTTTTATTTGGTGGTTTGCCTCGTGAAGAGCATTTGCGCTCAAGAGGTGGAGTACATCGTCATGATCAAACGTCCAATAAGAACCCGCCTTGCCAGCCGCATGAAGTTCTGCGTACTTGGCGCGGTTAACAAATGATTTTCCGCCCTTATTTCTGGCCTCTCCTCCATTTGCCTCGAACCACTCGCCATTATGGTTAATGAACTCAAGCAACCATTTGTGAGTCGGATTGTTGTAGTCGAATTCGGAAAGGCCATTAGCAAACCCAAGGTATTCACTGGCCAATCCCTTGGCCCGCTCAACTGTGTCCCTAAATACTGCTGATTCCAGCGGGTGCGAGTCAGCAGCGGCGTCGAACCCATTCTTGGCAATCGCCTTGGATGCATCGCTGTCACCAGCCTGGAGTATTGACTGTCCGAACTTGTCTATCTGTTCATCGATCTTTGGCTTCAGCTCAAGTGCCTTCTGTCGCTTTTCCAGCTTGGAAACCTCAGAAGCAACTTCCTGCCGCGCTCTTTCGTACGCACGATTCTCCGTCCGGAGCTGTTCAGCCCTGGCCCTGTCCTTGTCTGTAAACCGAGGCCTGTTCCTGGAGACCCAGTCCTGATAATCCATGTCGTCCTCATCAAACGATCTCTCAGGGTTCTCCTTGACTCCATTCGTGATGTAGTCCTCCAACTTTGAATAGTAGCCCAGCAGCTTGTCTGGAAGGCCCTTGTACTTATCCGGCTGGCTTTTCTCTGCAATCCTCGCAACCTCCAGCTCTTCCCGCTGGTCCTCTAGTAGATCATCCTCAGGGTTTGGTTTAATTTCCTCAGGAGGAGTGACGCTCTCTTTAGGGGCAGGGGCTACTTCGGCTACCGCCTCCTTGACCACATCCCTAACTCGGTCCTCAGTGAGCATTGGCTGATGCCGGATCTCAAACTTATCCTTCGCCTCCGCCTTTGCCTCATCTGCCACCACTTCAGGCTCTGGTAGCGGCAACTTGTCCTCACCATTAGCCTCTGAGGTTGCCGACTCGCCTGCTGATTCGGGAGTCTCTGCCTCCGGGGCTGGCTCTATTGGTTTCTCGTCCGTATCTTCAACCTTACCAAGGTCTCTCCAAAGAGCCTGCAATAGCGGATCATCCTTGGGGTCTACTTGTTTTGGTGGTTCCTCTACGGCGACAGCATCATCCTGTGTGGGGGGTTCTTCTGGCATTGTTCTATTGTGGTGGGGGTTGTTGTGGAGGTGCCTGCTGAGCACCAGTTATATTAAGGATTACGTTCTTGATCTCCTCAATATCAGCAGCATTCTGCTGAATCTGTTGTGTCTCCTGGTTCTCCTCAGGGGGAAGCTCATCATCCGGCCCCTCCAGCTCAAGCTTGAGGTTGGTCCCAGTGCTGGACAGCCTGAAGATTTCATTAACCAGATCAAAGAGCTGCCGCTTACCAATCGCCTGTGAAACCATCGGCTGCGCCACGATGCCTTGGAAGAGGGAGACAAGGGTGTTGGCCGCTTGCAGATTGGAGGTTCTCTCAGAGCCATCCCTGCTGTTAAATATGTAGTCATGGACCAGCTTATATTTTGACCCCATGACGGTGTGGCGATTTACGTCCATCTTCTCTTCCTGAGATTCGCCAACAACAGTAAAGCCTGCGCTCTCAACAACCTCACGTGGATACCTGCTGATCACGGGCAGGAGAACACTGTCAGTGCCGCAGGCAATGAGGGACTCGTAGCAGATCCTCTTCATTGCCGCCCTGCCCTCGTCTACTGCATCCGAAATAAAGCTGTAAACGGATTCCGTGGTTCCACTGATCACATTGACCTCAGTGGCGCTGATCTCGCGTGGCGCTGGCTGGCCCTGCTCTTGTGGACTTAGAGCCATGAGCTTCTCGGACATGTTAATCAGGTGCGTAATGGAGGCGAAGATGGCCTGCAGCCCTGAGTTCGGCTTCTGGCGAACTACATGGAACACGTTCTCAGGGTTGGTGTTGATGCCCATTTCCTGAAGCCTCCTGAACGAAGCCTCAAGAACATGAGTGTTGGCATAGAAGTTCTTGCCCTCCATGGTAGCCCTAAAGTCCGCAAGGACCTTTTTACCCTCATCAGTGTCCGGGAACACATCAGTATTAAGGACCGCCATGCTGAATAGGTCAGCCTTTGCAGTTTCAAGCAGCTGGCTGAACAGATTGGTCAGCTGGTCCTGAAAAGCCATGAGCTCGTGGGCGATGGAGATGTTCACCAGGCGGCTGTCGGCCTCGTTATAAGAGAACACGGCGGCTGGCGAAGAGGGCATGATCTCAGCAAATACAACCGTGTCATCCCCGGCCACCTTCAGGTGGACCCATACCGGGAAAGGATAGTCGCCAATACCCCAATCCTTGGGGTTCATCTTCCAGAAGTATTCCGCAACCATCACGCTGGTGTCATCCTCTTCGCCGCTGTAGAGGCCAAGGTTGTTCTTCCTGTCATTCTGGTAGGACAGGTCCCCGTTGCGTGGAACCGGGGGGCTTATCGTCGTGTAATGCTGGTTAAAGTAGCTGGAAAACTGGGAGAAATAGTTCAGTGAGGCCGAGCTGAACCCAACCTTGTCGCGATTGAAGTATGTGGGATTGTTAGCTATGTCTCCGAATCGGACGACATCCCAGAAGCCGATGTACTCACAGCCAGTGTCGCTGTTAACACTGCTTGGTGAGTACGCGTTATCCCAGAACACACGTGAAGGGTGCGGATTGACCCAGCAGACCCCCTCCTTGACCACCCTGCTTCGTTTGGGAATCTTGTTATTCTTGTTGGACTTGAACCCAACTGCAGATGGCTCCTTTTCCCACTGGACATCACGCTCCCACCCCGCTCGTGGGAACGCAATGCTATGACCGTACAGGAACATGTCCCGCATGGCCTGTGTCTGAAAGTGTCGGTAGTTATACTGATCGGCCATTACGTCAATGCGCTGGGACAGGACATCAGCACGGAGCTTGCCTGTTTGGCCTGTCGTTCGGGACTCGTACTTGAAGAACGGCCACATGTTGACGTACTTGTTCGACTGTGCCGCCAAGCGACGGGTAATGAGGCTTCGCACCAGATTGATGTTGGTCTCGAAGAACTTGGGAAGGTCAACGTCCATGATCTTCCCGCTTTCGTCCCGCTTAATATAGCCCTGCCCGCACCCAAGCTTAGTCAACTCATTGGCACAATCAGCAACGTTGATGCGCTTCTGAGCATACATTACCAGCGGGATTGTGCTCTTGTTGATCGGGGTAGAGTCCCACGCAAGGTCAACAGCGCTGTAAAGGTGATGGTTCTTAAGGGAGAACATCACGTGCTCGTTAAGGCGGGACCCAATTGAGTCCTCGATCTTCTCCTTGCGCTTCAGGTCCAGCTGGATTCTCTTCTTCTCTGGGCCCTCAACCCCTTCCAGGTCGGATGATTGTGTGGTGAAGAATTCGCGCAACCTCTCATTGGTGGTTCCGCACTCCGTCAGTATATCGTAATCAACTGCCATGGCTTGGGTTCACAATCGGAATAGGCTTCTGTGTAATGAATGATTCAAAGTTTGAAAGGTGCAGGCCAACGGTTCCAGGGAACTTGTCTTTCTCAAGGTATGCGTTGATTGATCTTCGTGGTATACAAAACATATCGCAGAGCTCCGTGGGTGTTCTCCCTGACAGCTTGCATAGGTTGCGGAACCGTGCTGATGTCCATGAGTAAACACCTAGAGTCTTGTAGTAGCTTTCTAGCCTGTAGGACGCATCGCTTAATACTTTTCTTTTCCCTTCGGACCCTGGGTTCGTGTCATCGAGTCCCTTACTGCCAGCATGATCGCTGCTGCCGGTCTTTCCATGTCGGCTGGGCCCTCCGGTGACATTTTTTTTTCCACATCGTATTGGTTGGCAACAACGCCATCTACGGACAGGACCGCCTGATCATTTGTCACCTCATCCACCGAGAGCTTAAGCTCAAGTGAGCACCTCTCCCCAACTTCCTTGGAGGCCATGTAGTTCCGGAGGTCGTCATCGTACGTGAGGTCTAGGACCACCTTATCTTTGCTTATGCTTGAGTGTGCCATGTTACTTTAATATTTAAGTATCAATTAATACCGCAGTGTACCAGCCTGGCCTGGTGTACATCAGTATTTAATGCTGACAGGTTGTCATTCAACTCTAACTTGAGCAGAGGATAGGACAAAGAGTCGAACTTGTGAATCCATTTTGAACGTTTCGGCCTCATCGCGTCCTTTTTATCGGACTCAAGATGCAATAGCATCTCAGTAGTATTCTTGCACAATGCGGAAACATATATCTCGTCCTGGAAGAGCTTTGCGGTTAGCAGCCTCACTCTGGCCTCAACTGAGCCTTTACCCTTTGGGCATCCGATCATCTTGATTCTGCCATCAGAAAACCGTTCCATGTCCCACGCGTCATATGATCCTTGCCCACCAGGATGCCACTGGTTTATGGCGCTTGAGTCGGATATGTGCTGAGCCTTGAAGTCGTAACCCTTTAGATTTGACCAGTAATCCAGCCTGTCCACTATCTCACCAGCAAGCCGCTTATACAGGATCTTCTCCCCGATGTAGTCGATCTCATCGAACACAGTCCATATATTCCCTTGATGAGTGGGGATCATTTGCATGAAGGTTACTGACGAATTAACCTGACCAAGGTCGTATCCCACGATGATCGGGTTACCAGGGGCCGGGTGTATGCCAGTGCAGTTGGCGTAATCCCCCTTTACATGAATTTCCGGCTGATAATACTCAGAAAACATGGCTTCCCCTGTGGGCCTATCCACCCACTCGCCATCAATCAGGCGTCTATATTCTACGGGGTCAGACTTTAGGATCTGCTCCAGCTGCTTAACGTATTGATCGGGAAGATTCTTGGCATTCTCCTTGATGGGGACATGGTGCACGGAGTACTCGCTGTTCATTTCGCCTGACTCGGAATCAATAGACTCCTCCATGAAAACCTTGTAAACCCAGTGTGAGGGGCCGTCAGGATTGCAACTTGCGGTGTACTGCTGTGGGCCTGTGATGTCTCTGCGGCGACCCAGCTGGGCAGCAACGAATACAAAGTACTCCCGCCCCTTGCAGTGGGTCAGCTCGTCAACATAGACAAATGATGGGGACATGCCCTTGATGCGAGGCTCCACGGCCTCAGCGAAGGGTATCGAAACGAGGAGCACCTTGGACCACCCGCCAAACCTGTTGGCTATCCACAGGTGCCTGTCCTTGGTGTTGGGGTCCAGCTTGGAGGTTGTGTACTCAAGCCCGATCCCATCCCCCCAGTCAGGGAGGACCATGTTTTCCAGATCAAACAGCACCCCCTCCTTGCCGGTACGTATGCTTGGGGAGACGATCAGGGCGAATGCATTCTTGTTTTCGTAGCAATGTCGGACCAGCTTGTAGAGCAGGCCCACTGTTTTCCCCGAGCCTTTCTCACCGTAGGCAAGCAGGAATAACGCCGGGTCTTCAAATATCTCTGCCTGCGTGGTATTTAGTTTTGGGTGCCAGCCCTTCTCGCTCGTCTTGGAGGGTGTCGCTTTTGGCTCTGACTCAGAGAGGAGAGCCTCGGCAACACTGTCGATCTCATTGATCGGGTTAATCATTTACTTTCCACAGTCACGCCACCCTCGGCCTTAATCGCAATGTTGTTCTGGATGGGGGCAAACCCTGGCTTGGCCGAAGGACCCTGCTGCTTGTTCTCGGACAATCGGTGATTGATTACGGCCTGCGTCATCGCCGCTTTCAGGGACCTGTCGTAGGTGCGGCCAAGCTGGTCAAGCAGGCGTGACCGATCAGCGCGGAGCATGTTCTCCTCCTCTATCTCAATGCCGCCGCTCTCAAGCCGTTCGTTTATCTTGGACACCTCCGACTTGAGCTCGAAGAACATCTTGGTGATGCCGCCACCTATCATCTCGTAGGACTTCTGAAATTGCTGATTATGGAAGGCCTGCAGGGCGACGGCCTCCGTGAGCGCCGGGCCTGACAGGCCTATGGACTTAAGCCCCTTTCGCAGGGACGCGTCCTCAGCTTCCATTGCCTTGGAGATTGCCTGCTCCTCAACATAGGGAGTTAATTTTGCATCATCCCGATGAATCACGTCAGCCTCGGTTTGCGGCTTGAGGAACTCTGTTAGCTCCTTGCTCTTCTTGATTCTTGTAGCAAGTGATTTCTCTGTGCACCCAATAAGTTCTGCCGCACCCCCTATGGTTCCACCCCTGGTAAGGGCAGCCTTAACGTCAGCTATCGAGGTTTTTGATACGGACGGCATCAGTGGTCAGTGTATCCCTGAGTAGTATGGAGGTTAACATGGCCAAGCATGTTTGCGATATGCGGGAGTGTCTTGCCCTTCTTGGCCATGTCGCTTGCATACGTGTGCCGCAGCTCGTGAAACACCCTGCCCTCCACCCCGCAGCTTTCACAAAGTCTCTTGAATTGCACCGACAATAGGGCTCTTCGCTTAACTGACTGCATGATTTCCGCCTGCTCAGGGAAACACCAGCGCCCGTCATCCTTGGGAATCTTGCCCAGCAACTTGGTTAATGTGGCGTTGATGGGGACCTGTACCCGTCTACGCCCCTTGCGGGTCCAAACGGTTACCAGGCCCGGCTCCGCAATGGAGCCCCACTCAAGCATGGCAATATCAGACAGCCTTAATCCCGCATTTCTCCCAAGCGCAATGGCAAACTTCCAGAAACCATCAGCTTTTGCGTATACCTTCTTGTACTCTTCCACGGAAAAGGTTCCTCGTGGAACTATCTCCTTCTGTGCGTGAGTCAGGGCATTCAGGTTGACCTCAACCAACATCGACGGATCCCTTTTAACCCAGCCCTCGGCAACGCAGTAATAAAACAAGCTGCGTATGGAGGACAAGATCACCTTTCGCGTGGAGTACTTCCTGCTATCACCTGGGTCATTGATGTACTTGTTTATATCCAGCTCAGTGATCTTATCCACTCGCTTCGTGGATAATGATGCCTCCGAGATGAACCTCATTACATTGCCGATGCTGGTTTCAACCGTCCTGCCTGAGCGGCCAATCCCTGCCAGCCACTTGCTCCACTTGGTCATGGCGTCAGTGACCAGCGGGGCTGATGATGTGTTCCTGCCCCTGTAGGCACCTGACCTTCGCGACCTCCTAATCTCTTTTGCTGTCATACCTTTAACTTGTTCTTCCTGACCTGGAACAGCTTGGAATAAGCCCTCCATGACTTGTTCTTTTCAGTGTTTATGATTGCGTTCCGTCGTGTCCTTATTTTTCTGTCCAACCTCCTCAAGGGCCCCCTGTTGATTTTAAGCTGACGCTTCAGGCCGTTACGCTTATTGGTGAGCTTCCTGATCTCGGCAGAAACCTGTGACACCTTCTCGCGGATACCTTCTATTCGAGCCCTCTCCGAACTCTTGTAGTCATCGATTTCCTTGGAGATAGCCTTAATTCGCTCATCGGATTCGACGAGCTTTTTGATGTTTTCACCCGGATCCTGCATATTCAGAACGCCACTTACTTATCAGCGGCAGATAGTATTGCTTAAAGTTCTTCGACCTCTTCAGGTACGCAAAGGTGGGACTCTTACGCATGTAATCAGACACCCTTCGCATGTCTTTACCGTTGGAGAAGTCAGTACCACATGACCTTGTGAACCTCCTCATCACGCTGATGTCCACCCCGTTCCAGTTAGTCTGCTGTGACAGGGCCTCGACCTGAACAAGGCTTAACCCGCTTGCATCTGAGATTTCTTGCGAAGTCAACGGTCTGCCATATCTTTTCCTGGCAAGGAGCCTGCATAGGATGGGCGAGTATCGCTTTGCTTTGTCGTAGAATGTCATTTTTCCGATCCGTGGCGGATATATTTATATTTGTGTATCATTCTCCGGCAGTCAATGGAAAAAGGGGTGCGGCACGGCAATGAGGTAACAACAGAACCCTCCCGTGCCGCCAAGCGTGCAGCGGTGCTGGCAAGGAAAGCAACCAGCAGCACTGGAACGCGCCCCCCGTAAGTGATGGTTAGTCATGCGCCAAGAAGTAAACGACGGCAAAGGTGACCAACCAAGCGACCCAATTTATATCATACCCGTCCATTAATGGTATCTACTTAATGGTCTTTGTCCTTCCGCGTCTTTGCTTGCTAACGATTTCCTCCATCTTCCCCTGAACAGCATCCTCCAGCTCCTCGATGAACAGCTCTGCTGCCTTTTTGCTAGCTAGGTCCCTGATCATTAAGTTCACAGACCTATCAATGTCATTCAGGGCCTCCCTTGAAACCCTGGTCAACAGCTTCATGTTCGACTTGTCCGCCACATCTTTCCATATGCGTCGTGTGTTTTCGTTCGGGCCTTGATCAGCGAGCCTAAGCAACTCCTTCTTAACTATTGTTGGTTTTATGTATTTCATAACGATTCTATTTCTCCTTTCTAATTACCCGCAATCTTGTTGGCGTAGTAAGTCGCATTTGCGCTCCGGTGCCGTTGCCAGCATCCGTTTGATGGTGCCCGCGAACCCTTCCTTTTCAAACCACAAGTTATGCATGTACTCTTGAAGCTCCCAAACTTTCCTCCATTGCAT